CCAGCGCTATTACTACCCCCAACTGATGCGGGGTCGTTGTATCCTGAGCCAGAGTTTCTAAGCGGAAGCAGTGTCATAGTAGCTGACGGGCTAGCCGCGGTAGACCCCCGGAACGTCATATCAGGCAAGACGCGCCACACAAATGCAAACTGATGTCCGTCGTCTAGGTCAAACTCAGAAGACGTTATATATGCGGGGAGCGGCGCAGGGTCAGTTCCAATGCCGTCGTTCACACCAGATTCGTGATTAACGAGGTTATTGGCGTATGTCGCGGCAAGTGGAAAGTTACGCAGGCCGGAATCCAGCCATGCGGTGCGCCCCATATTGCCAAAATACCATACATCTTCGCGGTAGTTGTAAATGACGTAGCGGTCGTTTTCAAACGAATTCGCCGAGCAGTAGAACCACCAGACCTCGTTGAAACCTTCGTTAGTTCCGGCAACAACTTGTTCGTACTGAGCGGGGTTAAAGTTACCAAAAACGTACTGGCGTAAGTCACAACGCAGGGTTTGTGTACGACCGTCATATATGTAGAACTTGTCTTTACCCATCCAGTAAGACACGCCGTTTGCGTAAGCGACAGCATTTTGCCCAGCAATAGAGATGTTCTCACCAACGAGCTGGGCGCCCCAAACAATAGGCGCGCCTTGGTACTGGAGCGAGTACAGTGCGGAGTTAGTCCACACCAAAACTTCTTGGCGAGACTGCGCGGCAGTGATGATTTCGGAGCCATTTGATAGGCGCAAGAACCCTGCTTGGTTAGTGGCTGCGGGCGCCCAATTTAGAGTGTCCTCTTGGTCAGACCAGCGGATCAGCATAGGGTCAACTGTAGCGGAGTCATACTCATTAGCGCCAAATGCGAAGACAAAACGGCTAATATCTGAAGTCAAAATCAAGTTTTGGTGTGTAGGTATATTAGTCGCCCCAGCTAAAGACGACAGTAAAACCCCCCGTGAGGCTACACCCGCTGTTGCATCCCAGTAATAGATAGCGCCCCCGCGTGGGCCATAAATCAAGTCTTCACCGAAGTTAACTTGACTCCAAATACGAATAGAGTCTTCTGTTGCTTGCCCAACACCCCATGCACCCCCCGCCCAAGCGCCAGCGCCCCAACCAGTAAGTGGCACAACTGCTGCTGGGCCTATGTTAATTTGATACGCGGCGGTAACGGTACCGCCGCCTGTTGCTGTGCTAGATGCGGGGGCGCCTGCGTCGATAGTGTAAGTCGTGCCACCTGTGGAGGTGAGTTGGTACTCGCCGTTTAAGTTTAAGCCCCCAACAGTGCTTGCCCCACTAAAAGTGACAAACGCACCGTCAGAATACCCCTCATTTGTGTCTTCAACCTCAACAATTGGCGAACCACTGCTGGTTGTAAATGGGTCGGTTAGCGTTTCTGTCGCCCGCAAGGGGGTGATGTCGCTATACCCACCACCAATCTCGAGATAAAACTTCAGATTTGTACCGAGGCTTACGATATTGACGCCGCCAAGCGTTACCCAGTTGCTAAGAGCGCGGCAAACACCTAAAAATGTGCTACTAGATATGCGTTGCCAGCCGCCAATTTTCTCGGGTGTGCCCTGCCGGAATCGAATTTTGTCGCAGTCGTACCAGCCGCCTTCAGTGGTGTAGCGGGTATTCTCTCGGTTAACACCGGGCTTTAGGACAATTTTCTTTAATGGCATAGTGGGCTCTTATGCAACAAGTCCGGATAAGTATACTGTTTTACCATCTTTTTTGGTAGCGGTAAGTGCTTGCTTCTTGTTGTCGCCGGGGTTGTAGCTGACATGCACCCAACCGGAATCAGGGACGCCGGGGGTATAAAACTCAAGAATTACTTGGCGGAAGATTAGGTTATCCACGATCCACTGCGCCAGCTCAGCGTTAGCCACTCCGGGAATCTCGATGTCCGCAGCCATACCACGGCAGTGATCTGACGTTTTAGAGCCCCCCACTTTAGTGTTTACCTCAACACTGCGAAAGCCTGAGTTGACTTTAACGGGCATACCGAACCGCTCCCGCACAGGCTGTAGCACGCACCCACAGAGGGCAGTCAGGTTCTCTAGCTGGTCGACACCGGGGGTATTGTCGATGTCATGGCGTAGGGCGGTTTCGCTTTTGGTCATCTCCGCAAGGGAGAAGTTGGCGGTTAGTTTCATATAAACTTTTCTTTAAATATCTGTATGCAGGCAAGTTTAAAACTTGCAACATCTAAGTCTACGACTAGTTTATGTCTGACTGCGTAATTCGTCTTCTCGCACTGACTAGCTGTCGCCGTTACGCTGCCGTTAGCAAATCCGCAGTCACTATTAGTAAAACAAATAAAGGCAATAGGTATCCAGAAAGACATAGCGTACTCCCGAATTATTTGACGGCGTTCCGTAATTGATCGCCCTTATCTTTACTCCCCATGCTGCTACCGAAATAGTAGCTCAGGATTTGCGTCACCGCAGCAGACAAGACGCCGAGGATGTAGATCAGGATGTCTTTAGCCTCGGGCTTCACTTCCACAAAGATGAGCACCGCAAACAGCAGGAACGACAGGCTAACAACGCCTAGCGCCAAAGCCGGCGTGACAATTTTATTAAGGAGAGGCGCGTTCGCACTCGCAGCAATAGCCATCTCGCGCTCACGAGCGCTGTTTTTATCCGCAAGAATAGCTTTAAATTTTTCATGTTCGAGCTGCTTTATTTTGGCCTCAGCTTCGGGGTCTTTGTTAATTGCCTGCATTACAGCATCTACTTCGTCTTTGACGCCAAGCTGTTTAGAAAGCGCACTAACTGCCATGCCAGCCAGAGGACCACCAAGTACAGTAGCAATACCGGGCGCGAAGCCTTTAACCATTGAAATAAGTTCATCCATTTCCGCCCCTTGTATATATAGCCCACACCAATACGGCAATAACTATTACCCCAGTCACCACCGATATAACAATCAGAAAGCCATTTATCCAAGCCCAAATCTGTTCTTTGCGCTTGTATCTAGCTAGTGCTTCAGCCTTGACCGCTGCATCTCGTTTTCGCTTTGCATCAGCTTGGAACTGCAACCAATCGTCCCACAACCCCGCCCGCCCGCAGTAGATCATTATTTCTTGCAGCTCTTGTTCGTTCCGTTTGATAGCCTCTAGTGCAAAAAACGCTTCTGAATCCGAGCCGCTTGCGTTGGCTTTCTTAGCTATCGCCGCTTTATTATCAAAGAAGCTGAACAGGTGCTGCCCCGCTGCCATGATGTCTCCACCATTGGCTACGGTTTCTTTAATAACTGCAAATGCGGAATTTGCAATCATCAACTCAGCCAACATTTTGAGACTTCCAGTGCTTAAAAGCAGCTTTATCTATGTTGGTGTAATTTGTGCCAGGATTTCTAATGCCAAATTCTTGGCAAAATTTCTTCATCAACCAACGAGTAACTCCGCTTGCCTGCCCAAGTTGAACGGCAAATAAACTTTTCCCTGTATCAATGTCTTTTGTGGCATGGCGTTGCTTGCTAACGGTAGCGCCTCCTGCTTTAGCAATCTTAGCCAAGTGGCCGCTATCAGCCATTTTTTTACCAAGTATCGGGCCAGTAACTTTCCCGCCTAATGAGCAACCAATTTTTTGTATGCGCCCCATATGCCCTGAATCAGCGTTAACTTTACCCTGAATAGAAGCCATGTTAGCCATGTGACCTGGAATCTTTGCCGCGGCCATGCCGCCAGCCCTTGCATACTCAACCCGATTCTCGTTAGTTATCCCGCAAAACGCAGAATCTTCAGTTGTCTCTCTAGCGCGGTTAGCCCATTTGGTATTAGAACGCTCAAAATAACTTGGATTTACATTTTCAAATTCATTAAGCCAACACTGCGCAAAAGACTTTGTTTCAGCCCAAAACTTTTGCACAACCTCAATGTTTTTACGCCCGTAACCGCCATGTTTTTTGCAGTGCGCGACCCAGTATTGACCAGAGCCGCAGTAACTTCTACTCTCTAAATTAAAAGATTGGCCAACATAAAGCATCCCGCTTTTCTTATTAAGCATAACGTAATACCAGCGAGACCTCCAAGTCGATGCATTAGCAACCGCTAATTCAGCAAGCATTACCTGAAGTGCCCCAAAGCCCAAGTAAGAACACCGCCCAGTGCTAGATAGTTCATTTTATGTTAATTGACCAAGGCTTGTATCGGAGTTAAATCCTCTGTCGTCCAATACGTCTTGTCCAGCATAATCTGCAAATGCTCTACGTTGCGTGATACTGTGTCGACCCAGTCTTCGTCAGTTGTGCCTTCAGGCTGACCAGCGTTAATCAGGTTCACACTGTCCATAGCTGCGGAGTAGTGCTTTGCGATTTGCTCAGGGGTGTTTTCAATAATCATAGTTTACTTTCAAGGGTGGGTTAAAACATAAGCGTCAAACTTTGCATTCAGTTCCTGCAAGGCTTTAACGAGTACTGGAATCAAAGCAGTATCAATCATTCGCAGTTTGTCTGCATCTTCGTTGTCAACGATGACAGGGTTAGCACCTTCTAGCTCTAGCACGTCTTGGGCTTTAAAGCCGTAACGCACACCGCCATTGGTTTCTTCAGAGTCCCGTGCAGTGCGGAACTGATACGCCGTGGGCTGCAACGCTTTGACAAACTCAAGCCCGTGGGGAACAGGCGCGAAGTTGGTTTTATCCCGAGCATCTGACACAACTGTCCATGCCACTTGAATGTAGGCATTAGTGACACCCGTCGAACCCATGCAGAAACGGTTGTTTTCGGTAGTTGGGTTAAAGACTGGGGCGTAAGTGCCTGCTGAATTACGCGAGCTGATTCCTGTGTTTCCGCTGCCCGTGGTGTTGGCGGAGAGTGCGCTCTGCCCGCTAGCCGTGTTGTAGTGGCCTGTGGTGTTGTAGTAGAGTGCGTTTAATCCGTTGGCTGTGTTGTTGGTGCCTGTGGTGTTGTTGTAGAGTGCGTTAGTCCCGCTGGCTGTGTTGCTGGTACCTGTGGTGTTGTTCTGAAGTGCGTCCTTCCCACTGGCTGTGTTGCTGGTGCCTGTGGTGTTGTTCTGAAGTGCGTCCTTCCCACTGGCTGTGTTGCTGGTGCCTGTGGTGTTGTCGTAGAGTGCTTGATGCCCGCTGGCTGTGTTGCTGGTGCCTGTGGTGTTGCTGAAGAGTGCGAAATACCCGCTGGCTGTATTGCTGCCGCCAGTGGTGTTGGCCTGAAGTGCTTGATACCCACTGGCTGTGTTGTAGCTGCCTGTGGTGTTGTTCTGGAGTGCATACATACCCAAGGCGCTGTTATTGCTGCCTGTAGTGTTGCTGGCGAGTGCGGCAACGCCAACTGCGGAGTTTCTTTGACCCGACGTAAACACCGCCAGTGCATTGAGGCCCACTCCTGTGTTGTACTCACCAGTCGCAGAACCTGATGTGCCGCCGACAGCGCGATACCCTACTCCGGTGTTATAGCCCCCTGTAGGGTATTCGCCGGATTTAGCGCCAATATACGTTGCTTGCACCCCGCTAATATTTGTGAACCCAGCCCTATAACCAACGGCAGTGTTTTCGCTGGCAGTGGTGTTGCTGTTGAGTGCGTTCACCCCGCTGGCTGTGTTGTAGATGCCCGTGGTGTTGTTCTGGAGTGCTTGCCGCCCGCTGGCTGTGTTGTAGTTGCCTGTGGTGTTGCTCAGGAGTGCGTCCTTCCCACTGGCTGTGTTTGCGTCGCCCGTGGTGTTGCTGTTGAGTGCGTTCAACCCGCTAGCTGTGTTGTTAGCTCCTGTGGTGTTGTAGTAGAGTGCGCTCACCCCACTGGCTGTGTTGTTGCTGCCTGTGGTGTTGTTGCGAAGTGCGTTCAACCCGCTGGCTGTGTTGCTCAAGCCTGTGGTGTTGAAGACAA